TGAGCAACCTATTCGTTTAACTTGTTTAGTCATACGAACTCCTAGTTGTGTTCCTCTTTTTGAGAAACCACCACCTAATATTTGACCTGCTCTACCTTTCATCATACACATTAATAAGTTTGTATATTCTAATTCAAATTGTAAAGCGTCTGCCACTTGATGACCTATATCATTTACTTCAACACAAATATAAGCATTGTTATAATTTTTTGCTACTCTTTCTATTGTATGAGGAAACAAAATAGGTTTAATTTCATTATCTCTAAATTTTGCAACCATACGATAAGGCATTTTTGAAACATCAAATACAGCAAAGGCTGAATAATCTCTTATAGTGCCACGTGCTACATCAACCGTTATAACATAGTCTTTATTTTTTTCTGGTTTCTCATACACATCTATACCAGCATTTGAAACAATAGGTGTAGTGTGTGATAACACTCTCAACTTTGATGGATTAATAAGCGTATCAACTGAACCCACAAACTCACATTCAAACTCGGTAGTAAATTGTGCCTCGGAAGTATTTCTTATTGTTTCTTGTTTCCATTGTTCATCTCTACCTGGAACTTCAGACCAATGTACTTCTATAGGTTTATAATCATTTCTTCCATGTATTGCGTCATTCCAAAGTTTGTAGTACATATTCATTCCATGTGGTGTAGATACAATCATAACTTTAGATTTTTTACCAGATGAAATAGTAGGATAAACTGAACTAAAAAATTGTTCAGATATATTATTAGGTATGAAAGCAAACTCATCAAGGAATATTATATTAAATGATCCGCCCCGAATTGCACTTGAAGATGTTGCAGCTGCGAGTATCTTTGAACCATTTTCTAATTCAAGTGAACCTTTGTTCCAATTTAAAATACCTTGTTGTAACCAAGCTGGTAAATTTTCATATGCGAGTTGAAGTCTGCCTAATAAATCTCTAGCAGTTGAACTTTTGTTGGCCAATATTGCAACGTTTATATTATCATTGAATATAACTTGATGTAATAGATAAGCGATGATTGTTGTTGATTTACCTGACTGCCTAGGTAATTTTGCAATTGAAAATCTATTATTATGGAAAGTTTTAACCATCTTTTCCTGAAACTTATACAAGTCAAATGGCACTAACCCTTGGTCAATGTTAACAATTTTTATATACTTTGATATAAAATAGATAGGGTCCTCCATACACTTTGCAATCTCTAAAACTTGCTCTTCGGTGTATTCTATTTTTGTATTTGCTTTAAATAGATTAGGATTTCCTAGATATGCTTCAGTCATATTTCTTATTGAACTCCTCATAACCCTCTACTTCAGCAGGATCAAAGCCGTCTTTAAATTGTTTGTCTTCTTTAGGTGTTATGTTTTTGTTCTTATTTTTCAATAGACTATGTAATTCTTTTGATGAACCTACAAACAATGCCTGTTTAATATTTGTGCTTGTTTTATTAGGCACATCTTTAAGTGTTTTAAGTTTGCCTTGTAAGTCTTGTAATTTATCAACCGTATCAGCGACTTGTTTAATTAAGTTACCTGCTACTTCGTATGCTCGTGGGTGTTGACTTTCGTTTGCAATATCAAGTATGCCTTGTATTGCGTCTTGTCCTCGTTCTATAAGATTGTAGTAATTTTCTCTGCTGTATTTGTAATCATTATCAACGTCTTCTTTTTCTTTATCTTCCATCCTAGGGACAGGTGGAGTAAATTCTTTTTTGACTACAGCTTTAGTTGCTGGTTTCTCATTAGAGATACCCAGGGCTTCGTTTATTTTCTCGTCTATTGTCATATTGTTCCAAATTATTCAGCGTTTTCATATCTTGTTATTGTTGTTGTAAATCCAAAATCATCATCAGCGTCAGCTGTTGTTGGATTAGGAACGACCACAATTCGTTCCTCTTTCTTTTCTGTTGTAGTTGTATCTGTATATACATCCGAAATAGCTTCTTTAATAATTTTGCTAGAGTATATAGGTCCATACAAATAAGTTTTAGCAGTAAATCCTAAAGTGTAATTTACAGCACGTCTTGTCGTAAAAGAACCATCGTAGCTGTCTTCATAGTTAACACTATTTAGTGTAATCGGTACATCTCTTTTCATTCCCATCTCTGGTATTACATTTATTGTAACCGTATAATCAGGTTGAAAGTAAGGTAAAATTTGTTCTATAATTTGTAGACCACCTTCAGCAGTTGCTGTAAATGAATATAAATTAAAACTTATATTGTAAGGTACAGGATTATATTGATAGTATTGTTTATTAGCGTCTGTAGTATTAACTGCTTTAAACTTTCCTACTCTTTGTAACTTACGAGTAGCGTCATATGTAATACCTGATATTTCAAATCCCATTCTAGGCAACGTAATAGCCATTTCTCTTTTTTCTAAACTAGGCTGTTGCTCTAATCTTACTAAAAACTTTTCTTTAGGTGAATATGCTAAAGGCACTTTAAGTTTTTGTACAACATCACCTGCACTATTTGTTCTATGAATAACAATATTATTAAATATTGTACCAAAGGCAACAACAACTTTTCTTAAACTTTCGTGGTAAAACCTTCTTCCAAACATTATAGTACCTTACCTTTATTAGGTCCGTTTTTAACTCTATATCTTTGTGTGCCTGTAGCACCAATCTCTACTTCTTTTTTTAAAATTTTAGACAATTCCATTTCTTTCTTTTGTCTATTAATTTTGTTAGTGTGTTCTACTAATGCTTTTGTTCTATCTCGGTCCATTATAAACTCTCCTCATCTACTTCACCAAATGGGTTTCTTTCAGTAAAGTCTAATATATCATCTTCGGTTGAAGTTGTGCCAAACCCTGCGTCTGATTCAAATGTATCATTGTCAGCATAATCTCTTGTTTGAGTTGCTAAATTAAATGTATCAGTTTCTAATATTAAATAATCTGTATTACCTAAAACGGTATCTGTACTTTCTAATAGTGTTCCACCACCACTTTCTAATAATACTTGATGTTGTAATAAATCTATAGATAAATCTTTTTCTGCGTCATTAATTTCAGGTATAGCACCAGAAAGTTTTTCTGAACTATACTCAAATTTAGTTGCTCTTAATTTATATACTGGTAAATTTCCTAATTGGAAGAATGGCTCTTGGTCTTCAACAAATTGTATTTCAAAGAAACTACCCATTAAAGGAACATATATTAAATCTCCTTCGTTAGGTCTTCCTTCTTTAATTAATGTAGCTTCACTATCAACTTGATTTTGCCAACGTCTTTTTGAAATCATAAACGTTGTATCATCTCTTATTTCTAAACCAAATTTAGAAATTAACTCCTGCTCACCTGCAAATCCATCAGTTGTTTCCATATACATTTCAAGTAAATAAGAATCATCAAATTTAGAAAGAGTATCCTCTCCTAAAATTAAATCCTGATTGACAATTGTTCTTGGTAAATAGTAGCAGTCAAGGCCGTATTGCTTTAGACCTTCTATGATTAAATCTTCGTGTAATCTTTTTTCTGCGTCACTACCAATCCCATTGCCACCTTGAAAATAATGATTAACTGGCATAGCATTATCCTACCATATAAGTTACTGGCGTTTCGTATGTGCCTCGGATTTCTTCTTCTAATTTTCTAATATCTTCTAATGCTTCTGAATATATTTGTTGACCGTTAAGTGTAACACCACCTAACATTGCAACACCATTAAATTTAGATAAGTTAGCACCCCATTGTTTTTTAATCAAAGCAGTTGTATATCTTTTTAAATAAATGTCATTATAAACATCTGTCATTGTTTCAGGATCTAATTTTCTAAAACACTCAATAACAAGATACTCACCTACAGATATATCATTTTTCCAATCCATATCAACGTATAATCTGTTATTGTATTGATTAAATCTAGTTGGTTTTTCACCGACTAATATGTGGTCTAAAAAATCTAAATGTCTTAATACCATATCATAGTGTATAATACTTGTAGATGAAAAATCATACAAGTCATTTAATCTTAATTGGTATCTAATATCAAATAAGTTTTGATTACCTCTATTTGATAATGGGAATATTCTTGTAACTGCTAGTACGTGTTCAGGACAAATTATATAATTAGGTGATTCTTTCCAAGGTGTTGAAACCGTATTTTGTATTGTAACTTCTATTGGTAATCCTGCTGGTGCTGTTGCAAAAGTAAGTGTTGTGCCTGATACTGAAAAATCAGCACCTCTACTCATTTCTGTACCATCAACCTTAACCGTTAATGCATTTACATTATCAGCAGCTGTGCCTAAAGTAAAAGCAGTTGTTGAACCATCGCCTGTGAAATTATTAACTACTTTAGAAGCTGTCTTACTTGAAGTCTGTGCCTCAATATCAGTAGTCATTCTATCTACATCTGCTTGGGTAACTTCGTATTTAAGGTATGTTCTTTCAACACCATCATAGTGATATTGAGCAAAGTATTGTAAGGCTTCGTCTAGTCTATCTTCTAACTGATCTTCATCAACGTTAATTTCAATAACAGGTTTGCCTAGTGTTCTTAAAGCGTATTGTTTTAATTCTTCTCTACTTGCTGGATTGGCCATATAATAGTTCCTTTTATTACTATTTATAATATTTATTAACTGATATTAAGGCTCATTTCTAGTTTACACATAAATGCGTTATGTAAAAAATAGTTAATTAAGTGATTAATTAAATCTTACGAGCCAGGACTATATATTGTTTTCTGTGTAGTTCCACCAGAATCAATTATCGCTAATGATGTAGCACTAGAAAACATTGATGAAACAATATTTGAAATTGTGTTGTTAGACGCATTAATCGTTTTGTTTGTCAAAGTTTTAGTGTTATCAGTTGAGATAATATCTGAACCACCCAATGTAGCAGTTGTAGCTTCTAGGTTTGCAACAATTGTCGCAACAGCATAACCAGTACCACTAGTATTTACCGTTGTTGTTGGTGCAGCCTGATTGTCTTTAAAGAATTTCCACTTACCATCACCTGCATCCCTAAACATACCACCATAAAGGTCTTGTGAACCTGATGTATCGTACAATCCATAGATACCAATATCAACAGCGTCTGAAGAATTATTACCAGTTGCAAGAGCAATTAGTGGATCTTCTACCGCCAATGTAGCAGTATTAACCGTTGTAGTATCACCAGATACCGTTAAGTTACCAGAGATTGTTACGTTGTTAGGTAATCCAATTGTTACCGTTCCTGAACTTTCAGAAACTTCAACTTCGTTAGCAGTTCCAGCAAACGTCATTGTTCCACCTAAAGCAACTGCTGTAGTATTAGAACCATCTGAAACCGTAATTGCTGAATTACTTAATGATGAGTTACCAATGTTTGATAATGTGTTTGCACTACCTGATATTGTTTTGTTAGTTAGTGTTTGTGTTGCAGCCAATCCAGCAAAACTTTCAGATTGTAGAGCAGAGTTAAACTCAGCAAGTGAACCTGTCAAAGTATTATCTGCTAAATCAATTGTTTTGTTAGTCAATGTAGTTGCGTGAGCATCCATAGTAACTTGGTCATTACCAGTTAGTAATGGCATAGTTACCGTTCTGTCAGCAGCCAATTCTGATACAGCAAATACATATTGATGATCTGCTGATGAGTCATTGATTTGTGGTGTTGTCATAACAGGACTTGTTAAAGTCTTGTTAGTTAAAGTTTGTGTTCCTGTTAAAGTTGTTACCGTACTATCAATAGCAAGTGTTGCTGTAGTACCTGAAGCACTTGAAGTTAATCCAGTACCACCAGCGATTGTTAGTGTTTCTGAACCTAAAGCAACATCAATTGTTCCAGAGTCTGTAGTTAAATCTAAATCTGAAGCAGATAATTGAGAATCCACATATGCTTTAATAGATTGTTGAGTTGCAAGTTGAGTAGCACTATCTGAAGCCATATTGTCTTCATCTAGTACAGCACTACCTGAAACAGCAGTATTTAATACAGGACTTGTTAAAGTTTTGTTTGTAAGGGTTTTTGTTGTAGCAGCAAGGTAAGTATCAAATGTGTCAACCGTTGTTTGACGCATTGTTCCATTATCATTGGTTACGATACCATCGCCACCTGCAACAGCAGTTGTTCCTGCTGATGTACCACCATCCATTAAATTTAATTCAGTAGCAGTTGCAGTTACACCATCTAAAATATTTAATTCTTCTGGTGTAGATGTAATTTGTGTTGCCGAAGCAGCTGCAAGAACTGGTAATGTACCTGATACGTTAGGTAAAGATATTGTTCTATCGCCTGTTGGATCAATAGTTGTTAAAGTTGTTTCGTGTGCGTCATCCGTTGCGCCTTCAAATACGAAAGCGTTTTGAATACTGACCGTTGTTGAATCTACCGTTGTAGTTGTTCCTGAAACCGTTAAGTTTCCTGAAATGGTTACGTTATCGTCAATCGTTACCGTTCCACCAGCAGAGTCAATTGTTAAATTTCCTGATGTTGTATCAATTTCACCTGCAGCCGTTGAACCAATTTTTATGTTTCCAAACGTAGGTGTGATACCTGAACTACCAACCGCGGAACCACCTGCTGTTGAACCATCGTGTAGTCGTAATATAGAGTTTTCTGTATCTACCGTTAATTCTCCGACTGAACCTGTATAGGCAGCATTTTGAGCAGCAGTACCTCTTCTTAATTGTAATATTGTTGGCATTATTCTATCTCCCTTTACTTACAAAACTTATACTATTTATAATATTTATACACTTGGTACATATCCAAAATCAACAACACCCACAGCAGCCTCAATTGTACTCATATCAAGTTTTCTATATTTTCTGTGTTGTAAATCAAATGCTGTTTCAACTAAAGAAACATTGAAATGATCTACTGGACTATTATTTACTGATACCTCGGATTGTGCTAAATCTATCGTTTTTACACCAGAACTATCCAATGATATATCTTCTAATTCTTCAAATTTACTATCTGTTGTATGTTTGGTTACTTGTTTGATACTATTTCCTATATAAGGCATTTATTACTCCGAGATTGCGTCCACGACACTTACTATCACATCACAGGAACTTGCAGTATCAGATACCACTTTTAATACATCGCCACTTTTTACGACATATTTTGCTCCACCGTCTATGACTTGAAGTGCTTGTCCGTCTAATATTGGTGCATTTTTTATTAAATACACATCATTTGAAGAATCAGCGTCATTTAATATAACATCTACTTTTATCTCACTAGAGGTTACATTTGCCAAGGCGATACCTACTATTGTATCATAGGAATCAGCTGTGAACAAAGTACTTGCTGATGTTCCCACTTGTCTTGCTACATATCTTCTAAAATTCTGTGCCATAATTCGTCTTTCTTATATTTATAAGGCAATTGCCATCGCAACAGCAAATCCTCTGGTTGCAACCGTGCCTGTTTCATCTGGTAATGTTAGTGTTCTATCTGCTGTTGGGTCAGTAACCGTTACCGTTGTTTCAAAATCATTTGCAGTTGCACCCTCAAATATGATATTTTCATTGATTGATAATTGAGTACCTGAAATTGCACCACTAAATGTTCCTGTTGTTGCTGTAATTCCTGCGTTAAATGTTGCAGCCCCAGCTTCTGACATATCTAAAGTTAATGCAGTAATAGCTGATCCACCATCATCACCTTTAAATATAATATCTTTATCTTGTACAGGAGCATTAATTACAAAATCACTTGAACTATTTGTAAATTGACCAAAAGTTGTGCCGCCATCAGCAACATTAACATCAGCACCATCAGCGTCTAACGTAATATCTCCAGCAGAATCAATAGTTAAATCACCTGAAGATAAATCTATTTCTGTACCGTCAATTGTAATATTATCAGCTTTAAGACCTGCGTTTGCAGTTACCGTGCTGTTAAATGTTGCAGCCCCAGCTTCAGACATATCTAAAGTAAGAGCAGTTATTTCAGAACCACCATCGTTACCTTTGATTTTAAAGTCTTTATCTGACACAGCAGATTTCATAACTAAATCTGTTGAGTCGTTTGTTATTCTTCCAAATTCTGTTGTATCGTCTTTAAATATAATATCAGCGCCGTCTGCGTCTAATACAATATCCTGAGCAGAGTCAATTGTAAAATCGCTACTTGCTGGTGTATCTATTTCTGCAATAGTTGGTAATGTTAAAGTTTTGTTTGCAAGTGTTAATGAATTGTTATCAGTTGCAACCGTGCCGTCTATTGCAAAGGTTACGGTTTGACCAGAGTGAGATGTATTAATACCTGTACCACCAGTAAATGTTAATGCTTGTGAATCTAAATCAACACTTCCTGCACCTGCTGTTCCTGTTCTAAAATCTAAATCTTGTGCTGTAACTTTACTATCTACATATGCCTTAACAGATTGTTGAGTAACCCCTAGTGTTGCACTATTAGAAGTCATATCATCTTCATCAGCAAAACCTGTTATAGTTGCACCAGAAGCACCTGTAAATGAAGCAGCTGTAACATTACCATTAAATGTTGCCTTACCAGCATCCGACATATCTAAAGTAAGAGCAGTTATAACTGAACCACCATCATCACCTTTAAATATAATATCTTTATCTTGTACAGCAGATTTAATTACAAAATCGCTTGATGAGTTTGATAATCTACCTATTTCTGTTCCGTCATCTTTAAATACTACATCAGCACCACCAGCGTCTAAATTAATATCGCCAGTTGAATCTATTATTGTATCACCACTTGAAGTAATTGTTAAATTTGTTCCGTCACCTGCAATGTGTTCACCACTATCACCAAATTTAATTGACTTGTTAGCAGATAACGTTAGGCCTTCAGCAAAAGATATATCACCTGATCCAGATGAGAAATCTATTGTCAGAGCGTTTATATCTGACTCGCCATCGTTTCCTTTAAATACTATGTTTTGTTCATCTGGTGCTTTTAGTCCAAATGATGAACTTGTAACACGACCTATTTCTGTTCCGCCATCTTTGAATATTACATCAGCACCGTCAGCGTCTAATATAATATCGCCACTTGCGTCAACCGTAAAGTCGCCTGTTCTTGTAATTGTATCTATTTCAGGACTTGTTAGAGTTTTATTTGTTAGGGTAACCGTATTTGTTAATGTTGCAAAAGAATCATCTGTTAATGCAGTATTAAATTGTGCTGTTGTACCTGAAATTGTATTTGATCCTAACGCAATTGTTTTATTCGTTAATGTTTGAGAACCTGTTAATGTTGCGACCGTTGAGTCTATTGCAACCGTTAAAGTATTACTTGATCCAGATGTATCAATACCAGTACCACCAGCAATTGTTAATGTTTCTGAATCTAAATCTATTGATAATGCACCACCTGAATCACCTTGGAAATCTAAATCAGAAGCAGTTAATTGTGCGTCAACATAAGCCTTGATTGATTGTTGCGTTGCAAGTGCTGTATTACTATCTGAACCAAATGCGTCTTCATCAAGTATAGCAGTAACCGTAGCACCACTTGCTAATGATAGTGAAGCAGCTGTAACATTACCATTAAATGTTGCCTTACCAGCATCCGACATATCTAAAGTTAATGCCGTGACAGCAGAACCACCATCATCACCTATAAACTTAATGTCTTTATCTTGTGTAGCAACTTTAATTACAAGGTCTGTAGAGTCGTTAGTAAATCTACCAAATTCAGTACCACCATCTTTTAATATGATGTCAGCACCATCGGCGTCTAAATTAATATCTCCTGCACTATCTAAAGTGATTGTAGAACCATCTATTTCTTCTATAGTAGGTGTTGTTAAAGTTTTGTTTGTTAAAGTGACCGTATTTGTTAATGTAGCAAAAGAGTCATCTGTTAATGCACTATTAAATTCAGCAGTTGTTCCTGATACCGTATTACTTCCTAATGCAATAGTCTTATTAGTTAAAGTCTGACTATCATCTAAATCAACAAGTGTAGCATCCGTAACGGCAGTTTGGAATTGTGCAAGTGTACCTGAAATAGTATTATTGCCAAGTGTTAATGTTTTGTTTGTAACCGTTTTAGTATTATCAGTTGAAAGAACATCTGAACCACCTAATGAAATAGTTGTTGCCTCAATATTTGCAACAAGTGTTCCAGTTGTAATTGATAAATTACCTGTTGAAGCACCAGTAAATGAACCAGTTCCTAATGTGAACTTATCTTCCGATTCATCAAATCCTATAAATGCGTTATCTGAACTACCTCTTTCAATAACTAAACCAGCGTCATTAGCAGGTGTTCCTGAAGTGCCATTTGCTAATTCTATTAATGTATCTGATATAACTGAATTGGTTGTAGCAAGTGTTGTAGTTGTTCCATTAACCGTTAAATTTCCTGTAATAGTAGCGTTACCAGCGACAGATAGGCCTGTGCTGTTTAATAATTGTAATTCGTTTGATCTTAATCTAGCAGTAACCGTTTGAGCACCTGCTTTAACATTTGCAAATTCTATAATACCATCTTCAGTTCCGTCTGAAGCGTCAAGTATTTTACCAGTAATTTTAGAGTATGTAATCTCTTGGTCGGCGTCATTTTCACCTTTAAATTTAATCTGACCTATATAATCTGAATCAGCAGGTGACGCTGAGTTTCGTTTAAATCCTAAAACAGGTGCAGCCGTAGATGAGTTTTCATCTGTTGTTAATAATACGGTATCATCTGTTGTTGTTGAAACTATGTGTAATGTTCTTCCAGGTGAAGTTGTTCCTATACCTACTCTATTATTAGATGTATCAACATATAAAGTACCTGTATCAACATTTACATCACCAGAAAATTCTGCTGTTGTAGCAGAAACGCCAGCATTAAATAATGCCTTACCAGCAAGCGACATATCAAGTGTTAGAGCAGTAATTTCGGAATTACTATCAACACCTTTAAATCTAATATCTTTATCGTTTGTTGCAGATTTAATATCTAGGTTTGTGCCAGAGTTTGTAATTCTACCAAATTCTGTTCCGCCATCTGATAGTATAATATCAGCACCATCAGCGTCTAGTGTTATATCGCCAGCACTATCTAAAGTAATTGTTGAACCATCTATTTCTTCTATAGTAGGTGTTGTAAGTGTTTTATTAGTTAAAGTCTGTGTATCAGTTAAAGTTGCAACCGTTGAATCAATAGCAAGTGTAACCGTTGTGCCTGTTGCACTTGAATCTATTCCTGTTCCACCAGCAATTGTCAATGTTTCTGAATCTAAATCAACATCAATTGTTCCAGAGTCAGACGTAATGTCCATATCTTGTGCTGTTAATTGTGCGTCAACATATGCTTTAATACTTTGTTGGGACGCTACGTGAGTTGCGCTGTCTGAAGCCATATCGTCTTCATCTTTGACAGCCGTTCCTATTAATGTTCCATTTACCGTTGGACTTGTTATAACAGGTGATGTAATAATTTTGTTTGTTAAATTATCAACCGTATCTTGTAATACAACGGTACCAGTTGCGTTAGGTAAAGTAATTGTTCTATCAGCAGTTGGGTCTGTAACCGTTAGTGTTGTTTCGTTTGCGTCTGCTGTTGATCCTTCAAATACAATATCATTTGCACCCATTGTTAAATCAGCGCCAAGACTAATTGTACCAGTATTAATTGTTGGTGATGTTAATGTTTTGTTAGTTAATGTTTGAGTGCCTGTTAGAGTAGCAACCGTTGAGTCAATAGCAACCGTTAATGTGTTTGAAGAACCAGAAGTATCTATACCTGTTCCTCCAGCAATCGTTAATGTTTCACTATCTAAATCAATTGATAATGCACCACCACTATCGCCTTGAAAATCTAAATCTTGTGCTGTAACCTGTGAAGCAACATATGCCTTAATTGATTGTTGCGTTGCAAGTTGAGTAGCACTATCAGAAGCAAAGTCATCTTCATCTAATATAGCACTACCTGAAACTCCTGTATTTAAAACAGGACTTGTTAGTGTTTTATTAGTTAAAGTTTCTGTATTATCTAATAATGAAACGGTACCAGTAGCGTTCGGTAGAGTAATTGCTCTATCAGCAGTTGGATCTACTACTCTTAAACTTGTTTCGTATGCGTCAGAAGTTGCACCTTCAAATAATAAGAAACCACCAATACCTAGATTACCAGTTATATAATTACCAAAGTCTATAGTACCTGTTAAAGTTACATTGCTTAAAGTTTTATTTTCAAGTGTTTGAGTGTCATCTAAATCTACAAGTGTAGCGTCTGATACGGCCGTCTGTAATTGTGCTAAAGTTGTTGTAACCGTATTGTTAGCAAGATTGATTGTCTTATTAGTTAATGTATCAGTTGTTGCCTTACCTACAAGTGTGTCAGTTGCATTTGGTAGTGAGATTGTTCTATCTGCTGTTGGATCAACAACCGTTAGAGTTGTTTCATTTGCGTCAGCAGTTGCACCTTCAAATATAATTTCATTAATTGCAGGACTTGTAAGTGTCTTGTTTGTAAGTGTTTCTGTTCCTGTTAATGAAACAAAACTATCGCCTTGTAAAGCGGAATTAAATTCAGATAAAGTTCCTGTTAAAGTATTTGAATCTAAATCAATTGTTTTATTTGTAAATGTTTGTGTAGAAGTTAATAAAGCAATGGCCGCTGTATTAGATAAATCAGTTGACGCAATTGTTATGTTTGCAGTACCATCAAAAGATTGGCCTGCAATTGTTCTAGCCGTTTCTAATGCAGTTGCTGTATCAGCATTACCAGTTAAGTCACCAGTAATATTACCTTCAATATTTGCAACAAGTGTACCAGTTGTAATTGTTAAATTACCAGTTGAAGCACCAGTAAATGAACCTGTACCTACGATAAATTTATCAGCAGACTCATCAAATCCCATAAAGGCATTATCACTATCGCCTCTCTCCATAACGATACCCATATCATTACCTGGAGTTCCTGTTGTGCCTGTTCCTAATTCTATTAATCTATCTTCAATAGTTGAGTTAGTTGTTGATAGTGTTGTTGTACTACCATTTACGGTTAAGTT